CCTTGAAACCCGAGTAACCGGAAACTCCTCAAGCACCAGTTCAGAGAATCCACTCCCCCTATATATCGCCCTCGTATAATCCGTTGTCTTTAGAATCATGTTACAATAGCGGTTAATAAGGTCTGAGGCTCGATTTATGAGTTCAGTCAATAGATAATTATCAATTATTTTTAATATTTGTTCGTTTTCTGCATCTAAGCAAGCCAGAGCGCCGGTTATAACCAGGTCTGTAGAGGCTGCGCTGCTGTGGCATATGCGCCCGGCCTTCCAGCCCGTCAGAGCATTTATTGCTACGACAAGCTCTGCTATCGTATCTTTATCAGCGTCAGCAAAAGTCAGCGTATTGGTGCCGGCCTGTACTCCGCCTGTAATTATCAAAACTATTGTCGTGTCAGTTATTTCTACCGTTGCCGCGGTCGCGTCACCTTGCGAGCAATAGACCCAGAGGCCGTCTTTCTGCACATCTTCACCCAGAAAAGCTTTAATTTCGTCCAAATCAGTTAAGCTTATTGCAGTATCAAGTGAAGGCATTTTTAATTCCCCTGAAGAACAGATAAAACATTTTTCTCGTTTACTTCTGTTTCATCAAAATAAATTATTTCCCATCCATATCTTTTAAATTTTTCGGACCGTTCTTTTTTCCAATCTTCTATGTTTCGGCCCCCTAATGTTTTGTAAATTCTGGCATAAACCTCTATTGCAGTTTTTTTACCATTCACATTAATAAAATCAGGATTGCATCGCTCTATTAAAAAAGAGCCGTCTCCAACATACGCATAGGGAAGGTTGTTTTTTTCTATTATTGCCATAAACGCTTCTTCTAGTGACGTTGGGATTCTCCTTCTCATGGCTTTTTTGATATGTTCTTCTGTTAGCTTTCTACCTCTCATTTTTTTAAACCAATTTTCGCCATGTTTATTTCCCTTGTGAGATTCACTCAGCTTTCTTATATGCTCATCAGAGAATTTTCTGCCAAAATTACCATTATTTTCCCCACTCAACTGAGGGCATTTTTTGCCTTTATTCCAAGCCTCGTTGCCCTTGTTGGCTTTGCTTATTTTTCTTTTAGCCTCGTCGCTACAATTTCGGCCTAAATTAGCTTGACTTATTTTGCCTCGAGTTTTTTCTGACAAATGCTTCCCCCAGTTTGGATGGTTTTTACCTCTCTTTGCTAGACTGTTTTTCAGCACTGCCTAGGGTGACATTCTTTTTCCCTTATTCCAGGCTGGTCTTCCCTTAGTTCCTATACATCGACATCTGGGCGAGCAATATTTAGGCGGATAATATTTTTTGAAATTACACTCAGGATAATATCTCTCTTTTCCGCAAATTATACATTTAATGTATCTACCCGTTTTGGCGCTCATTCTTACTTCTCCTTCTCCGCTGCGCTGATCATCTTATTTCTAGGCGGTGCTTTTATTACTTTTGCATATCCAGCCTCAACGGCCGTCAATGCAAGCTGTGGACGGTCTGATCTTTTGAGCCGGTCGCCTTTCTTCCAGCAGGTCGTCCAATCTTCTGTAAATTCGAATATATCGCTATTCATTCATAATCCTCTAAAACAAGAAAAGGCTGGGAGGCAAACCTCTCTGGCCTGCCTCCCCCTTTGTTCATCGATAAATAGCCCTTCACCCATATCTGCATTAAGCAGGCATCGCTGCCTGTTTGTAGCGCGGTCGGAACCGTAAGCATATAACGCCGAGCTCTGCGTTCTGAGTTGCGGTTTCCGTGCAAAGGATTCCTACTCGATCATAACCGCTGTTTACGGTCAGCTCTTCGCCCCTTACCTGCAAGACGGTGATTGAATCATCGTCAGTGTCAGCAAGAGCGCCTGCCGTTCCTACGTTGGCTTCTGTCCCTGCAGCCCCGATTCGTTGCCTCATTTGCAGGGAAACTACTGCACTTCCAGCTAGTGTTCCAGTAAAGACCAAGAACACAGCCAGGTCATAATTGGCCATGCTGAAATAAACAGGAGTGTTGGCGCTGTTGTTCAGGGTTGCTATATCCATAGCTACGTCTTCTTTGACGTTTTCTGTAAATTTGTGAATGTTGCCCATAGTTTTACCTCCTATGTTAGCTTGTCGTTGTCATTAATACAATAAACATCCCCAGGTCATTAGCCCCTCGCTTTGGTGCAATATCAGCATCCAATAACGGTTGGCCGTCTACCCTGAGAACTACTTTCCAAAACGTCTCATCAGTCAAGAATCCATAACCACCGGAAGAATTGACTTGATCAGACGCCGAGATCCTCATCTCTCTGTCGGCTATAATATAATGTCCCTGGCTAAAATCGGCTAGGATGATATCGCCCTCCGTTCCCATTGCTTGACATTTCTCTGTAGGAATGAACGGTATTCCCCAGAGAAGGCGATTGCTAAGATCAAGAACTGCCGCCTGGTTTGCTGCTGGTGCGTTTGCCGTGAATAGCTGCGGTATTACATCCGGGTTTAACAGCCAAACGGCACTATCCCAACTTTTCGGAAGTAGCCGCCCCGCCATGTTAGAGATGTCGAGCCAGTCTATGGCTGCGAGTACGGCCCTCGGGACTGCTGTTCTACACCCGGCGTTTAAGATACCCAAAGGCATCCCGCCGCCTGTGCCGTTAATAAAAGCATCGTCCTCAATGAACCGGACTGCCTGCCCGAATGAAGCCTCCATGAACTTTCCAAATCCTTCGTGATCGCTCTGCAGCTCATTGCTCACAAAGCAACTACCGATTAATTTGTGCGGGGTTAACCCAACTGCGCCTACTGCCGGTTTAGATATAGCATCAACTTTCGATCCAGCTTCTTCTGTCCAAGTGAATGTGATCCCACCAAATATATTTGAGCTTCTATCTGCATCAACTAAGCGACTCACGCTCACTGAATCGCTCGTTATTGGGATAACCGTGGCCCGAGGCCTAACGATTGCTTTTTCAAGCGCGGCATGATAAATGCCCTGTGCGTATTGAGTTGGCACTAGTGCGCCGCCTTGCGAATCGTCACTTTCTGCCATATGGCCCGCAGTTTTTTGCCGTTTTTTATTCCATAAATCTTCGATCTCGTCTAGCCGACTATCCCTATGCTTGCCCAAGCAGGCTTTGCGGACTGCTATCACGTACTCGCCAAAACTCTCGAATCCGCCTGTTTTCAGATCAACTTTCATTTTTTACTCCTTAGCTTGTGGCTGCATCAAGGACTACGAACGGAGAGATTTGAGTCACTGGGGCTGCACTGTTGCGCAGAGTAAGTGCGCTCTGAGGCCAGCATTGTCCGGCAACTCTGAGAACAAATCTCCAGCAGGTCTCATCTTCCAGGAATCCGATGTGAGTTGACACATCGATAGTGATCGGCTGCCGGTCCCAAATGAGATAATAACTCAGGTCGAAATAGCCGATGTCTCCGGTCGTGCCGAGCCCCTGCATTTTTTCCGTTACGAAAAACGGACGCCCAAAGATCGTTCCGGGAATAGGATTAGCCGCACCCATGTTAGGATTAAGCCAGATCGGATTTAATCCACTCGCCGGGGCTGCGCTGCCGGATCCCATCTGTATGAGACTAGGAAGCACGCTGTGGTTAATAACCCAGATTGCCCGAGAATGCGAACTCGGTAACAGCGTTGCATACATTTCCGCTAAGTCCTGAAAGTATACCTGGTTTACTGTATTCCGGTTTACCGCTAGAGTAGCGTTACAGTTGAGGATCCCAAAGGGCTGGCCCGCGCCGGTTCCGTTGATGAACACATCATCTTCAGCATATCCAGATGCTTTTCCAAACATCCGCTTTATCAGCGGTTCAAGCCCGATAGCACTATCGGCTAAAAGCTCATTTGAGGTATAGGTTACGCCGGCCAATTTGTGCGGGGTAAGGCTCATCTGTCCAAACGTGGGCTTTGTGGCCGTTTTGGTTCCAGCTTCCTTTGTCCAACTCAACCAGACCCCACCGAATACGGTAGAGGCATGAGAGGTATCGTTGACGTACGGAATGTTGATCGAATCTGATTTGATCGGGGGAATGATCATCGGGCCATTGGGCCGGATAACCGAATCTTCCAGCGCGAGCATTTGCAGGTCAGGGCGATAGACCTCCGGTACTAAAAACCCACCCTGGCTGTCTTCGCTTGCGGCCATGTGGCCTGCGGTCTTTTGGAACTTGTCGTCTTTATCAATATACATACCCTCAAGGCGTGGATCGAACTCTCTTTTTGTGCGAAAGTTGCGGATCGCAAGCAGGTATTCACCAAACGTCTTGAATTTCTTGCCCTGCTCTTCGGCGTTTTTAAGCTCGGGATCATTGGTTTTTGCAGCTGCCAATATGGGAGCCATCTGTTCTTTCAGTTGATCCTTTACGTAATCATTAGACTGCTCTGCGAGGAGAGTGTTTATTTTTGCCTCTACGTCTGATCCGCCCAATATGGCGTTGATCTTGTTTTCAGCTTTTTGGTTAACCAGCGCCTCTATTTCGCTTTCCTTCATTGTGACTTTTTCTGTGTTGTCACCCATTTTATTTACTCCAATTTTTACTAGCCTTTAAATTTAGGCCTCTTCAACTTGCCTTTATACCTAATGTCTCCACAGTCGAAACGCCTGTTGACTGGTTACTTGGAAGCAACCTCCGCCAACCGTCTCGCTCTGCTGACATCGCCGGGAAAGATAAGCGTACTCTTTCCTAAAGCCAGTAATATATCAATAGGTCCAAATCGAACCTGATTAATCATTTCATTTTTTCCTTTATATTCAAAACTTTATTTCGTGCCTTGCGGAATTCTCTTTTATTTCGAGCTTGCTCTTTAGCCGTCTGCGCCGTTCGCATAGCAAACCGCAGGGCTTCTCTCTCTATCTCAGCCGCCGTTAATTCGCCTATGATAATCATTGTTTTATTCTACCTTCCCCATCGTTGTTTTAAGCGCCGTGTCTATGGCCGCGTCCACAGACTTTTTCATCAGCGCCATTAGGTTTTCACCGCTCATGGCTTCTGCAACTTTCTTAGCTATCATATCGTCTGCGCTAACTGCCGCCCCATCCTTTTCTACAACAAACTGCTTTTCTGTTTCTATTATTGCCGTCCGCTCCTCTTCCGTTCGGCTGACCGGTTCAGTTGCAGCATAAAGAGTATCAAGCCGTTCCTTTAGCACGGCCAGCGCCTCGATCGTATCCTTAACAAGCGTTCGGTTCTTTGCGCTCAGCACTCGGCCTTCCTTCAGCTCTATGATTTCACTTTTAAGATCACTTATGATCGTTTTAAATTCCGGCATGTCTGTTATCTTGATATTAGCGGAAAGGTTGTCGGTAACAGATTCGTCATCAGGATTATATGCAGACGCATCTGCATGACCCTTGTATTGTGTTTTATCGAATATGGCATTTGCCTCTCGAATGAGCTTTATATCATCTTTATGAACACCGACAACAACATCGCTGTCAACCCATTTTAGCTTTCCCCAAATCGCCTTTGCCTCTACTTTGTTGCTTCGAATCTCATCTATCAGCTCGCGTTGCTTGATCAGCTTATCGAGGCTCTTCAGCAGCGCTTCTTCTATTTCAATGTCATCTTCCTCTGCGATCATGGCAGCGAATTCAATTAATTCTTTTATGTGAGCCCCAGAGAAGCCTTCTGTCTTTTCAATAACTTCTACAGAGATGAGCCCCTTTAATTTGTCTGGATGTTTTTCTTTAATCAACATTCTTATCAACTCGCGTCGCTGTTTTTCTCCGGGTAATTCAAAATTGATGATATGATGAAACCGGCCTGGGCGATCTAATAAAGCATCCGGAAGTTTCTCCGGATAGTTAGATGTCATTACGGTGATCAAACCCTTGTTCTGTTTTATACCGTCCATCTCTGTTTTAACCAAATCCGTCACATATCCCCCTAGCCAAGTGTCTATATCCTCCAGGAATAGAATCGACGGAGCAAGATCGCGAGCTAAAGAGAAGCCCAGAGACAGGGCTGTGAGTGGATTGGCGTGGCGAAAATCCCGGCTGGATACCCAGATGAAAGTTGCATCTAATTCATTCATCAATACCCGACCAGTTTTTGTCTTTCCTGTTCCCGGAGGGCCGACAAACAGCAAGCCTCTTCCGGTAAGGTCCGCGCCCTTCTTCTCCAGGAAGTTAGCCGATTTGATTATCGGATCTTTATACTTTGAATCCAGGATCAGATTGTCCCAACTATCGCCCGGTTCATCTAAGAACTCGCCACTCAGGGCAAACTTTTCACCCCTGAGGTAGTTGTTTTCATGAACCCAATCATGAACCTTATCGAGTAAGTCTTTATTCCATTCCTTGTTATCGCTTGCCGTTACTATTGAAACCTCAATCCCAGACCAGTTAGAGGCATATTTTACTATAAGCGGTTTACTGCCGGCATCGTAAAAGCAGGTCCCGTTAATAACAAAATCATCTGACTTCTTAGAATTGAGCTTGATTACTTCAGACTGCGGAGGTGTTTCTAGTCCGTCCCAGGTAAAACTCCTGGTGTCTTTTAATTTAAATTCACTTAGGACTTCTTTGAATCCAGCAAGGTATGTCCCAAGCAGCGGAGATGGTATTGAATAGCCATTGAGGAAAATATCCTTAACTTTGCACTCCAGGAATTTCTCATAAAGCGCATAGTTGAATGTCGCTATTGGTGCCTGAACCGATGCTACATCAAAGACTTTGGATAGCGACTTGTTCCAGCGCTCTTTGTATTCGGGCTCTTTTAATTGCCGGCCTTCTGCAACTTCAACCTTTTCTTCTTTTGTTCCTGCCGTTTTCGCCTTTTCCTCTTTGCGTTCTTTTTCTTTCTGATCATCGGCCTCCCTCGTTAATCCGATTTCTTTATCTTTCGTAACGGATATCTCGATTTCCTTGTCCTTTATGAGTTCAATCTCAAGCTCTTTTTTTAAGCGCTCTGATATAAGCCCCTTTTCTACCGCTATTGTCAGGGCTTCTGGGCATGACGGAATTGGGACAACAGAATATTCTAAAAGCTCCCATTTCTTGTATATTCTATCTGGCCTCCCTGTTTTGTCTTTTGTCTCGACATCCTCCCATTCAATAGGGATGAACCCTACCGACCAACCTTGCAACAATGGGCCGGTGCCATTAATGTCTTCCGTGCAGGCCCTAAGCATTTCATCGCCTCTTTCGCTCTTTGCAAAGGCAGTCTTGGCAATAAGCCCCTTATCATCTTTTTTAATCCAGATATTTTTCCCTATTGGCATAGCCTTATAATCATGCCCCATCATGACAATGGGATTTTTTTTATAATTCTCTAAATTAACGCCCTCGGGCAACAGCTTTTCCCCATCTCTATCTATGGCTCCCGTCGATATATAGCTTATAACGCTCCTTTCTTTCTTGTCTGCCTCTTGTTTTTCAGATGTATAATACTTTCTCACAAACGGAATCTCATCTTTTTTGACATGGAGCCTTTTGGCCAGGTCGCCAGCCTTGTCGGGAAATTCATTTATAAATTTAAGATTTTCAGTCATTGTTTTCATCAAAGTCTCCTTTGTTGCCTGAACTCTTTAAATTGCTCAGGAGTTGATATTTTCCCATATAGACTATGGAATTTATTATGTTCTTTTTTTGTTAGTGTAACGGTATTACCTAAATCAAATAAAATATCTTTGAAGCTAACCCAATTATCTTTGTTAATTTTATTTTGCTTTATAAGCGCAGAAACGGCCGTCAGGTGATGGTGCTCAATGTTTCCATTACTCCCCGATAAAACAGATTCCCAGTTGTCTCTTTCAAAGCATTCTTGCCGACAATTTTTAGCTTGTGCGGAATTTCTAATTATTGCCTGGAGACTTGTCATTCCGCCCCTCCAATTACAATTTTTCTCCCCCATTAATTGAAGTGAATGCCACTTGTCGGCACACTCTCTTGAGCAACACGCTCTTTTGTCCCCGTTGTTTCCTTT